CACCAACTCATTCCATCGGCAATATCGGACTTCACCGCGTCAAAGTAGTTCTTTTGTGCCGCGCTCAATTGTTCCCACTTGCCCGCGTTATCAACCGCCAAACCGCCTGTGGATTGAAGCAGAGCAGCCGAACTTTCCAACACGCCGTTCAAAAGAGCCTGCGTTTTTTCGGCTTTTGATAATTCTTCAGATGTTTTACCTATTGAATCCGCATAAGCCTTGTAGCGAGCCTCTGCGTCAACAACAATACCCAAGTTATCGAGAATTAGGGGTGAAGCGCGTCCGATACCAGTGACAATGTCGTTGAAAGCCTGCGTTGTAGAGAATCCCATCGCCCGCCCGCGCAAGGCGGCGACTTCCATTAATTGCGAGAGTTGCCCTGCGTCTGCGCTCACGCCTAACATCATCGCCCGTGAAGCCGCTTGCATCAAGTCAAAGTCGCTTACCATTCCCTGACTTGCGCCGCGCAAGGCTTCCATGATGGCGTCCATATCAGCGCCCAACGAATCAGCAAGTGAGCCAGAAGCCTCCTCCATTCGCTGAAAAGCCGCGCCTTCCTGTGCTGCGTCCGATAGCAACTTAACGGCACCGGCAGCCGCTCCAATTGCCGCAGCCGCGCTCAAGCCAACCTGCCATGCTGCCGATAAGCCAGCACCGACTGCTTTCAAGCCGCCTTCGGCATTCTTTCCAGCAGTACCCAGACCTTCAATGTCTTTCTTGACTTTGGAAATGTCACCACTGGCTTTATTCAGCGCACTGATTACGATTTTCAGATCAGCCATTGCTATCTCTCAATTCTTCCACCCACTCGATGATGTTCCATACCGCTTCATTCTCACGTTTCCACTTTGCGATTTCACCTGGTTTGTTCCCATGTGACTGATAGAGGCTATACGCTCTGAACACGTTCACAACCTTTCGCATTTTGGCTAACAGCCCAGCCGGTTGTTCCCACACGCCGCCGCTCACAGGAAGCGACTGGTATTTCTCGCAGTCCAGCGCAAGCAAGAGCAAGTCCGGCGGTGCACCATCACCTAACGCATAATCGGCAGTCTCGATCAGGATAAAGGGTCAATCGACATTGCCTCCGCAAGCATCTCGTTGATGCAGTCGGAAAGCCAGCGTACCAAGCCGGGTTTCGAAGCGTTCACGTCCGCCTCCGTGAGAGCAGGCTCAACCAGTATCCCCAGTCGAGCCGATGCTCTCACGCTTTCCCCCCGCCACACAGAAAGCGGCTCGTTCTCTTTGCCCTTCATCTCACGCATGAAGTCTTCAAGTTCTTTCTGGTTTACATCTACCAGTTCACACTTGCCAAATTTCTTGTGCTCGAATTCCATAAAACTCCTATACCGCTGCCAGAGCAGAGGATGTACTGATCTTCAGCCAGTTGCTCATGGTCGGGTTGTAAACGCCGTCAAATACCAGGTCCACGCTCAACACGCCATTACGGCTCTGGAACAGTTCGGGCGCTTGCATGGTATGTCCGGCAAACTGGATATTGACGATTCGTTCTGTTCCAGCCGTTCCGGTCTTGTACTCGATCTCGATCTGTTTTTCCAAGATTGTGTTGGATGCAGCCAGGATCGCGTTCACAAAATCATCGGTGGAAGTGTTGTATTCCAGTGATAAGCGCAATTGCCCAGTCCAAGCGTCATCGGAATAAGCAGTCGGCGTACATGAGCCTAAATAGGTGCGGTACTCACGATTAGAATTGATACTCAACTCCCACGCAAATGCACTCGAAGCCAACACCGAAGCTCCGGGATCTGCCGCGTCCCAAGCTGAAACAGCCACAGCCGACATACAGCCGGTCGGTCGCGTTTCAGTGTCCGAATCGGATAAGGATGCCAGTGTGCCAGCACCAACCTTCCCGCCTATCAGCGAACCGCCCACCTGGATACCGCTGTTGGTTGTGCCGCTCAATGTCAGGCTTGCTATTGAGGCGTCCTGCATCTGGTAGACAGCGCCCGATTGCCCGAATTGCAAGGTCGCAAAGTGTGGGGTCGGCTGTGCTGTGGTCGGCGCGGCATAATCACGCACATAAGGCGCGGCGGTGCCTGTGACAGACGCGTCCGCGCCAAACAGCATTTCCAGAAAATAGTTGATCTCTTCAAAGGTGGTGTCAGCACTTTCAAAGGTTGCGCTGGACGCGTAATGGTCAAGCGCTGTTTGATGGGTTACAAGCGTTCCCCGTAATTGGTCAAGCGCCCGTGTTTCAAGTTCCGGCTTCAAACTGAAACTGGAAACGCGAGACAGCTTCTTTGTCGCAGTCCCTTGAGCAGTGCCAAAGGCAGACTGCCAACCCAGTTGTAGTACATTTAATTTATCCAGCATTGTCTTTTACCTCTGCCTTTTTCTCTTCGATTTCAATTCCGTAAATCCCTGATTTCAGGATCATTCGTTGCTCTTTCTTCGGGATAGCCGCCCATTCTTCTTCGGTCAAATCCCTTGCGGGTAAGCCGATGAAATAACCGCCCCCGAGAAACAATACTTTGCTCATATTGCCTCCGTGATCATCAACTGGCACCTCACAGCGGCGTAGTACCGCCCACTCCCCAGCGGATATTCAAATTCACCCGGTGTGACGCTCCAGCCGTCCAGCACCATGTCAGTCGCCGGGCATTTGTAGCCTTTCATTGCCTCCGCATACTTGCCGCAATAATCAACCAGTTCTCCCGCAAACTCCCTCACGCCAACGCCCTGTTCGCTTGCCTGCCAGAACATCAGATCGTTCACCTGCCATTGCATCGTTGCGCTTGCGCCTATCCCTAAGAATTGACCGTCACGCCCTTCCCCCGGCATTCCGCCTAACGGCAATAACAACCGGCAAGGCAAGTGCGCCGTAGTAAGCGATTCCGGCAAGGCTGTCAGGTTGTAGACCTTTGGCGTTTTCCCGCTGGTGGTCGTGACCGTCACTTTTGCCAGATTATCGTAGGCAGTCAGGATGTTGCTCATATCCGCACCTGATAACGTTTCAGCAGGTTCTTCACGTCCGCCGGTAATGCGCTTGGCATGATGGTCACGCCGTCACCTGTCACCAGCGGTCTGTCAACGTCCCCACTGTTATCCTTTTGCCGATACAAGAAACTCGTCAACCTGATACAGGCATGCACAATGTCATCGGGCGGTGTGGCAGAATAACCCCACGTTCCCGCAACCGTAATAACCGAGTCCTCGTCATCGAATTCCCAGTCGTAGCCGGACTTGAGTTTGATCTGCCATTTCGGCGTGGTATTGCGCGGTAACAGAACGTAGTTTGCGGATGCGATTTCGTCACCGTCCCCATTTGTGAGCTTCGTCACAGTCAGCAGATCGTACGAATCCAGGAGCAGTATCTTGCCTTTGATATTCTCTGCATCAAATGTGTAAGAGGCGGTTTTTGCGCTGAAATTTCGCCCCGTAGACGCGTCTATGATGCCGCTCGCACTGTCAAGTAACTGCATGAGCAGCACGTCATCCGTGTCGGTGTTAATGCCCATGTAGTCTTTCACTTGTATCAGTTCTGCGTAGCTCATTTCACACTCTGCTTTTCAGCCATCTTGTTTTTGATAGCGTTGGAGGATTTTTTGGTCGGTCTGTTCGTGATCTTCACCGCCGGTGCTTCTTCCGGAAATGAGATAAGTTCCACAAACCCAGCCCGCAAGAAGTCGTCCAGTTTCTCATCAGGCACTTTGGCTATCGTGCCCGGCTTGTACGGCTGTTTGTAGTAGAACTGCTGTAATACTTTGACCTCTGCCATGTTTTCGTAACCTGCCAATCTCGGATAGATCGCCCTGCCGTCCGTGCCAATGTGCCCGCATTTCACATCGAACCGGCAGATCTGTTTCAATCCGTATTTTGCGGAATCGTAGGCAATCGCCCAGTCAGGCGGATAACTCTTTTCGGTTGCCCTGAAATTGAATAGTTCCAGCACCTTCCGCCTGAATAACGTGAAGCCCATCCCAAGCCCCGTCACGCGTGCCATGCCGTCTCGTTCTGCGGCTGCATAGCGCTTCGGAAGGTAGGTAAACGACCGGCTGAAACTTGGATTCTTTTCGATGTACAGGAACGCGTTTACACAATGCGCCCCGTGCCTGAGCATGTAAAGCCCGTACACAATCGGCGCGTCCACTTCGAGCAGTTTGACCAGCCCGTCTTTCGGAACAAGCATGTCATGCTCGAAGGTGACCAGCGCGTCATAACCTTCGTCCAGCACGCGCCGTTGAATTTGTTGGTATTGATGGAGCGTATTCTTGTGTCGGCCTTCACGCCCGTAAGGATTGTCCAACCCGATCACCCAGTCAGCTTTCCAGCCTTCCGGCACGTCCAGATCGTAGAAGGATTCCACTGATTCAGGGAACGCCTGAATAATCCCGCCTTCCTCGTAGGTTGGCATGAAGATCAACACTCTTTGCTCGCTCATATACGCTCCATCAATGAATCGTTAGTTGTTAGCCGGCAGACGGATGA